GTACCGGGTTTATCCTCCTACCTATCATACAATCGGAGTACATATCTATCTTGACATCCACTCCTTTCTTTTCTCGGATATACCACTCTACAACGCTTACTAACTGCTCTGTAGTAGCCTTATATTCGGTCTTTAGTATAGTCTCGTTTATATTCACTTCTTAAAGATATTAAACTTCTTGACTTATTCCTAATTAAATAAATCCTTTTTAAGGTACTTTTTAGACCCTCTCGTTAATTTTAAACTTGAAATAGTATTATCTATTAACTAAGTCTTAGAAAACGTCTTAAATCGTTTAAAATAGAAATTGTAGTTCGTAAGGTAGTTTCTCGCGCGTTACTACTTACTACTTAACTTAGATTAAATTATATTAAACTTATATTGTATTTAATTTAGAGAGGGTTCCGTAATAGTTCTAAAGCCTTTCAAAGGGTTCTTAAGATAATATAATTAAATAATCTACTCTACAAACCTTAATCCATAGTAGTTTGACTTAGTTTTACCTCTTAAAACTTTACTAACAGAAGTTGTGCTTAAAAAAAAATAGTCAGCTACTTCTTTAATAGATACAAACTCCTTATCTAATCTCTCTGAGTAAACCTTTTTAGATTTATAATGATTAGCGCCTTTAGCTATTTTAACAAATCCATTTTCGTGAGCGTGTCTAGAGTTTTCTTTTCTAGTTACCCATTCTAAATTCTCTACGTAATTTTCATTTTTAATACCGTCGATGTGATTTACTTCTTTTTTATTATCCGGGTTAGGTATAAAAGCCTCTGCTACTAATCTATGAACCACTTTTCCTTTAAGTTTTCCTTTTTTAGATAACATTACTAATTCATAGCCGTAACCATTATCAGCAGGTTTTAAAATCCTTTCCGGTAACACTCTTTTACCTCCATTTCTACCGTTAACTTCTCTAGACAAACTCTTTACTCTACCTAATGAACTTACTTGATAAACTCCCTCGTAACCTTTTACATCTTTCCAAATCTCTTGCATAATTATATAATTTTATAAGTTTCGTAAGGTAATATATAAATAATAATTAAAAGTTTCGTAAGATAGTTTTAAACAAAAAAAGAGAGGCTAATTAAACCTCTCTAATAATCTTTTATTTTTCCCTACGAATTAATCGTTCGTTAATACGCTGTAAAATTATAGCTCTATCTCTATCTGTTTCTATGTACCAGTTATATAGTTCGTCTGGTAAATCATTAAAAGCTTCTTCGTAGTTAGTCACATTAAAACCACGTCTAATACATTCGTTATAAAGGTCTATATATCTATCGTGTAAGTATTCGAGTTTATTATAAAAGAACTTAACGTGTCCAGTACCTAAAGTAAACCTATCCGGAATACCGTTAAGGCTATAACGACCCTTTTTTATAGAATTAGGAATACGTTTAATTTCTCTATGTTCAGCCATTAACATTTTATCGTTAAGCTCTATAGGTTTTACTGCTACATTTATTCGTGTCATAATATTCGTTTTGTTTTGTGTTTCAAATATACAGCTTTTAGTTAATAACTTTCTAATTTTTAACAGTAAAAAAGGGAATTAATTTCTAACTCCCTTATTTTCAGCGTGATTAATTTTTAGTAAAGTTCGTCAATCCAAGACTTAGTACCGGTTAAATCGAAGTAAGACCTCATCATTATCGTATCTGCGACATCAGGAGAACGACCTAGTAATATCTTAATATTCTCTTTCCCTTCTACGGCTTTCTTACCGTCTTTATCGAAATCCTTCTGCCTAACCATATCTAACTCTTCGGCTAGTTCTTTCTTTAAAGAGTGGTCTTTAATATAGATTTCTTTATCTCTTACTTTATCGGATAGCTTAAAGTAACATTGGCTTTTAAGGTTAGAGAAGTTTTCTTTAACTCCTTCTACTTTTAAAGGCGTAGAGTTATTTACGAATCCTTTACAGCGTAAGATATCTACTACTCCTCCTCCTACTCCATCTTCATCGGCTATAACTCTCGACATAGGAATATAATTCTCGTTAGCTAGTTTACGAACTACGTTAGCAGTTACGTCTATACCGGAAGATTCTAAAGTAATAGATTGTTCTAATCTCCAACCGTTCCATAGAGCTATAATAGTTTTATCCTTACCGTATCTAGCGACATCGCAAGTAATGTACTTCTCTCCCTCTTCTACGAACTCGTTAGTAAACATATCTAAGATATCCTCATAAGCGAATAGTTTAGCTAAGTCATCGGAGTAATCCCAGTTACCGTATAAAAGTCTCTGTTTACTCGCTTCGTCTAGTTTAGATAATGATTCAGCGTAAGACTTATGAAGGTGCTTATTATCCGTTAGTAAGGCTTGTATAAACTTTCTATGCTTAGGTAAACGGTTTTCTCTATCTGGTTTAAAGAACGTCTCATAAACCCAACCTTTCGCAGGGTTACAAGTCATAAATAACTTAGGAGTTAAATCGAAGTCGGTTAGCTTATAACGTATCCTAGACATTACGACGTTCTTAGCCTTCTCTACTACCTGATTGCACTCATCGATAAACGCGCCTGTAATTTCTAACGAACCTAAAGAATCGAAGTTAGGGTCACTAGGATAGTGGAATAAATCTTTTAATATAACCTGAGAACCGTTCTTAAACGTAATCGTTTTTTCGTTAGCGTTATAGTTATATTCTTTAGCTATCCCTAATAGAGAAGCTACATCGAAAAAGGAGTTAAGAGTAGTCTTTTTAAGAGCGTCTAGTTTAGCTCTACCCATAAGCCAACGAGAACCGGGATAGTTAAAGCAGTTACTTATAATCCAGAGAACACCGAAGAAGGATTTACCTCCTCCGGCTGCACCTCCGTAAAGTATCTCTACCGTCTCTTTGTCGGTTAGGTATTTAAACGCTAATGCTTGTTTCTTGGTTAAGTTTATATCATTCTTCACCATAAGTACGAGTCCTTCTAAATTTAGCACCTACGTATCTACACGAAGTAGTGTACCTAATCTCGAAAGGCATAGCACTAACCTTAGTTCTAAACTCCTTTCTCTTTCTTCTATTTTCTTCTAATAATTTACTCCTCATTATCTTCGTCCGGCTCGATGCCTATGTTAATTTGTATTCTTTCTCCTTCGCTAGTAACGTCTTTTCGGTCTGGTTCATTTACTCCAGTTAGTTTAGCAATATCTGCTAAGACTTTTCTAGCTATCTCCATATCTCCGTCTTTAAGAGCTTTTACGTAAAGAGCGAATAACCTAGCGTGGTGACTTTCTGCTAGAGCTTCTCTTTCTTTAGTAAACTTATCCTTAATATGGTCCTTAGCTTTTTTCCAATATACGTCCGATTGTCTCGACTCGATATTATATTCTTTTTTACAGTAAATAACCCATTCACCTCTACTCATATTCTCATTAAGCAAGAAGTCTATAGCTCTATTTACTCTATTTTCAGACTCTGTAGAATCCGCTATCTTTCCTTTACTGTTATCACTTTTCATATTATAATATACGTTTTATACATTAAAAAGATAAACTTTCGACTTAGATTCGTCTTGGATACAATCTAAATGCGTCCAAGAAATTGGTTTACCGTTTAGTAAATTCTCTAGTCTAATCTGACAAGGGAATAAATCAGCATTAGCTACTATCCATTCTCTAACCTCTATAGCTGTCATTCCTTCTACGTCGAAGTCTACAGCCTTACCTAAACAATGAGCAGATAAATAAGCTTTAGTCTTTTTCTTAACCATAGGACTATTATTATGTCTAAGTCCTCTCTGTGAGAACTGACCACCCCAAGCCCAGTTATTAACGGTAATAGGTTTCCTAAGGTTTCTTCGGATAATTAATAAACAGTCTAATAGTTTATCATCTAAGAACCTCCAAGCTCCGTTACCGAATCTATTAAATACTTCTTCGTCTACAAGTTCTCTAATAGAGAAGTAGTCTTTTATTGTTTTACTCATTTTTATATTTTTTTAAATTAGTTCGCATTAAAACGCTCTTTAACGGTCAGCAAGTAGAATTAAAACTCTACTCGCTTTGGCGTTGTAGCACATACGCTCACTCGCTATCTGCATCTAACCAAGTTAGGTTACTTACTTTGGTTACTTCGCCAATATAGTCGCCAATTTCATTTGAGTGTACTATCAACTCTCTATTGCCAATCAATATTTCATTTTCAGCCCACATACGTTCTTCATCGTCTTTGTGGTTAATAAACGTATTACCTAAATCAATTTCTATTGTCATTCTTACTTTCATTCCGTTCGCTTTACGATGCTACAACAACAGCTAAAATGAATAGCCTTTGCAGCATCAGGTTAATAATTCAAATTTTCGTTGGTCGGCTACTGCATTTTAGCCAAACCGTTACCATTTACCTCGTGGGCATTTAAACATCTTAAACCTAGCCTTTACGTTAATAATGCACCCGCACGTCGGATAACGTCCTTTAGTAGACTTACCTAATTCTCCGCAAGTATAGATTGGTCCTGATTGCTTCTTAGTAGCCGGGCATTCTAAACATATCGCTTTTCTAGTTTCGTAATCGTTAGATACCTCTACCCTTTTAGGTAATCCGTACTTAATTACTAAGTCGTTTAACATAGATACGTAACAAGAGCTACACGTTCTACTCTGATAGTAAGAACTACTCTTTTTAAATATCTCTTTATGTATTTCTGTTAATTCTTTTTTAT